CCCCGCCGTCCCGCATCCCTTGGCTCTGCCCCCCCCCCTTCCCGCCGCCTCCACTTTGCGCGCCTGCGCTTCGGTTCGGGTGGCGAGGGTTTTCATCTCCTCGGCTACGGTGGCGATTTGGCCGCCGAACTGCGAACGCACGGCATTGATGCGTTTGGATAACACATAATCCGCCTCGTTCATCTGGCTGTAAAAATCCCACTTGCCGGCCAGCTTGCCGGTATTACCGGCCATGCCGTTGTTGTTACCGGCCAAGTTGCCCACCAAGTTCAGCAACTCTTCCCCGGCGCCCGGCGCAAACTGCTCTTTGCCCAATTTACCTTTGAGTTGTTCCAACAGCAGCGCAGGATTGTCTGTACAGGTGCCTTCCACCACGTCGGTCCATTCGCCACTGACACCGGCGGCATCAGTCAACCGTAACCAGAAGTACCAACGCTCACCAACTTTCACGTCGGTTAAAGCAAAGGTGTTCTGCGGTGCGGGTACTTTCGCCAACAACGAGGACTTCGCACGGTTGTTTTCCTTGGCGTATCGGATTTCGGTATGCGCGGTAGCCAGCAATGGGTTCGGTAGGTTCCAACCCAAATCAATGGCAAACAACTTCGGCGTAGTTCGTACACCTGTCAGCGCATAAGTCAGTGTCCAGGCTTTCTCCAACGGTGCCGTCAATTGCCCGCGAGCCGTGCGTCCGCGAATCTCAGTCCGATATTCACCGTTAGGTAATCCCTCGAGTTTGATTTCCGCATTCGGCGCATCCGGGATATGACGCCAGAGTCTTCCATCTTTAAAAATCTTGATGTCGTAACTAACGATCTGTCCGTCCGCTGACAGGTTGTCCCAGCTAATCGTGATGTCACGGTTGGTACTGGACAAGTTACCGTTACCAATTTGCGGCGTGGTGTTGTACACCGTAGTCGCACCCGGGGCGAACAATGCACTGCGATCCACCGTTTCATATTTACTGGGGTCGTGCAGCAACGCCGTAATGGTGTAGGTTCCTTCCTCCGTGTTCTCCTTGATGCTGATTGCACGGTACAACCGGGGGCGAACCTTCCCGGTCAGCGCCCAGTTATCGCCAGCCGCCAATTGCGGAGCCGACTCCAACAAAATTTGATTAGGTTTCGGTTGGGATACCACTTTGATGTGGTACTGCTTCGGCATAGGTCTGCCGTCGGCATCGTTTTCGAAACCGATATATTGCAGACGCCAGTCGGTCAGGTTCTCCGTAATCGGGAAATCCACCGTCAGTAGTTTGTCATTCACGTCGATTACGCGACCGCCCAAGCGCAGCCCGGCATATTGGTTATCCGCCACCTGAATGATGTCGTAAGGTAAGTGCCGCAGGCCCTCACGACCTACAGTGAACGACACAGTATTCTGTTGGCGCAACCCGGTTTGTAGAATCCATTGCCCGGCACGAACCGCCTGCCCACGGGAGTCACACCCGAAAGCAGTCACAGACTTAATGTTCAGGCCGTAGCGTTTGATGGCCTCGTTATCCGCAACGTATTCGGTTTTCGAACGATAGCTGTCGTACTTGTCCGCATAGCGAACATGTACCGCAGTGTGCGTAGCTTTTAATGCGCTGCCGCTGTAGGCGAACAACCCGTCCACCACGTTACTGTTGTCATATTGCGCTACTGGGTCCTGGTTTTGGTCCAACACCACGGATACTTGATTGCCGTTCCAGATAGGCATACCGCAGAAAGCGGAGGCAATATCGGTCAATACCTCCCCGGCCTGTCGCTGGTCGGTGAGGTACACGTTGCAGACGAAGCGCGGCTCTTGTCCACCAAACCCGTCTGGAACTTTCTCGTCACAGTAGCGAGCAACCCGGTAGAGCGCCCATTTATCAATATCCTCTAGGCGCAGACGGCGGGCCAGCGTGGAGTAACGCGGCTGGGTTAGCAAGTCGTAGAACACCCAAGCTGGGTTATTTGTCCACGCAGTTTTGAAGCTACCATCCCACAACCCGTCATAGGTTCTCGCTTCCGGGTCGTAGTTACTGGGAACTTGGACTTCTTTACCTTTAATTAGGTAGTTACGACGCGGGGTCGAGCCACCAAATTGGTCGGAATCGACACTAAGTGCCACCAGCGCGGTGTGCGGATAGCACAGCTTCGCGTCTGTGATTTCAACGTAGCTGGCAAAGAAGGTCCCGTTCTGTACCTTGTCCGTTTGGCTGTCCGGGGTGGGACGAGTAACTTTGATGGAGTAGGGTGCAGGAGGTAGGTTCTCAAACACTTCGTCGTGATAGAACGCGCCTGAACCTTTCTCTGTGAAATTCACAGTGCGTTGGGTGTGTACCCCATCGTTATTGACGATGGCTACCACCAGAGACGTGTTGGCGGGCAGGGTGTCCCCGTTGTCCTGGATGGACACGTTACGCTCGACACCTACAGTTACACGCAGGCGATTCAACCCGTTATCGGATACAGTGCGTACCACGGGGGAGGTGTTCTTCACCGCAGTAGAGACGGCAACAGTTCGTTCTGTTGTCTCCCATCCCGGGATGTAAGACTGGTCGGGTGTCCCCCGCTGGAACCAGGCAGTAACCCCTTTAAAGTTATAAGTGCCATCACTGTTTTGAACAGGCGTGTCATTAAAAAAGACGCTCTTGAATGGAGCGTCATCACCATTAGCGAACCCAGAAACCACACCCTCGCTGATTACATCCACAATACGCAGGGTTTGGGCGGACGATAGGGTATTTGGTGCTTCATACGGAGTACGCGCACCGCCGCCTGCTTTCTTACCACCCATCTATATAATCCTTTATACCTGTTTGAGAACCGCCGTGTAGTTCCGAGCCCGCACGGAGTCATCATTAAAATCAGTGTTGTAGTATTGCCCGTTCGGCGCCTTCGCCGCCCTACCGGTGATAAATGTTTTTTCGATTCTCAAATTCACATCTGTGGCCGCAGGATTTTGCAGTACGGGGTCGCCGTTCGTGTTCACGCGACGTGAGACCACACCCTGCGAGACCACGCGGCTGCCGCAGTAAGCTCTGCCGTAGCACAACGGTACGGGTTGGCCTTGCGCGGACGTGTTATCCAGATTGGAGAATGCGGTATTTCGCCCCGCTTTTTGCCCCCGTTGCTCTGTATCCAGCTTCGGGGTTTTCGTCAGCAGTTGAGCCACCCCGCCTAACACGAGACCCATACCTAAACTGGAGATACCGGTCAGTAGAGCGCCACCGGCGGCCCAGCCAAAGGGGTTCCACCACGCAAAAATGAGAAGCGCAACACCGGCCACGATCTGCCCGACACGACCCGCACCTTGAATACGCGGTACGATATGCAGAATGCCGCTCCCGCTTTGCTGGAATTCAGTCTCCAATTCAGCTTCACTGAAGTCGTGCCGGTTGAAGCGGACTTGGTAAAACCCGCTCTGCAAAATCTCCCGCAGGTTGGGCAACTGCGTCAACAATGCACGAACCGCCTCGGCAGGCGACGCAACGTGCAAATCAAAACGGCGACCGTACTCACTCAGGCCGCCGTGTAAGCAAACTGTAATCATGTTGAGTGTTCCAAATCATTCTTTATGGCTTGCAGCATCTCAGGTTGCCAGTCCTTGTGCCGCCAGATACTGTCGGTACGGTCTTGCATAAAGCGGCCATACATATCGCGTCGGCTCAGGTGCCCGATGGCGTGATGCAGTACGTCACCGTCTCCAATATAGAGCAGTGCATGACTAGGATGTCCTTCAAACGCCGTGATAATCACATCCCCCGGCTGTACGTCATACACCCTGGAGAATCCAGCCTGCTTGGCGAGTTTCACAAAGAGCTCCTGGGCTGCATCTTCATCGATGTCGCCACGCTGAACCGGCATCAAATCAATCCCAGCCAGATGGTAGGCGTCAGTCAATAGGGTGTAGCAGTCCGCCGTGCCGTACTCGAACAAGCGCCCCCGCAGATGCGGAACCGGTTCGAAGATTTTCAGGCTACCTGAAACGGCGAGGATCCACGGCAACTTATTGGCCACCTGAACTTGCCGGTCTGCACCAGATAAAAAAGGTTCGCCGTTAGGGTGGGAATGCACGATGGCGACTACTTCACCCTGGTCCGATGCTTCGATGAAGTCCGACGGAGAAATCTCAAAGCGTTGCCCGGGTTCGGTAGCTACATTTTTACAGGGGCGGTACACCTGTTTCCGACCCGCTTTCATAACAAAACCGCAGCACTCGTTCGGAGCTTCTGCGGCAGCGTGATTCAAAATCCGAGTTTGAACAATTTTAGTTAGTTCCATCACTCAACCTACCCTGCTCGGGCGGGACGCCACACAAATCTGGTCAGGCAGCATGTGCTTGATACAGTCGTCACCCAACACAGAAGTCAGATTGCCGTTCTTGTCGTAGTAGAACGAGGCAGCCTTTTCTTTCAAACCAACCATGAGAATGGTCTCTTCCGTCTTGGTGTCAGTAAGGATTACCAATGACTGAATCATCTTTTCACCTATTAAGTCAAAGTTTTATCTACGGAAATCCAGCCGCCGTAAGGTAGGGCGGCAGTCTCCCCAAAGCGGGCTTTGCAGCCCAGGAATTTGTGGCTACAGTCATCTTTCTGTGGGTCGTTGGTCGGCATATCAAAACGGTCAGCTACCGGTTTCCCACGATAACCGCACTCCTCGCCGCGATACGCCCAAGGGCAGTGATCTGACAGCATGAGCCGCGCCGGAATAATCGAACCATCCGCCTCCGAGGGTGCGGATAATTCAAACTGGGCGTTTTCCGTGGTCAGCGTGACCATCCGCTCGATCAGATATTTGCTGACAATTTCCTGCGTGGGGTCCGCTTCCGGATTACCACCGGCAAAGTTGGCCGCATCCAAGAACTGGCTGTACGTCTGACGGCGCCACACTTCGGCACCCACCAACTGATCGTACTTCTCGGCCAGACCAGTGATAACACCCAACACGTTGGCCAGCGTAATCTTCGGACGGTTGCCGGCGCCTTGTCCGGTCATCTCAAACCCGTTGGCTTGGATCGGGTACGGGTCGTAGGTCTTACCCTTCCAAACCACGGCTTGCCCAAGCTCGTTCACGATGTTGCAATAGCGCAGAATCTCTCCGCCCAGTGGTCGCAGATCCAATTCCCACATGTCCACCAGCGCGTTCTGCTGAAGTTCCGACGCAGCCTGGTAAATTTTAATTGCTTGAGTGCGTGGCATTAGATAAAGACCTCGTTGAAAGTGCAACGTAGAGTATCGGGAAAACCATTTTCAGTACGTCTCAACCCGCTGCAATACACCATAATGCGTTCGCCGGATGGCCGCGCCCATATGAAACGCTTGCCCCGGTTATCGTCGAGAAACGCCCAAATCTCGTCAATCACTTCAGTGCTACGACTGAACTGTAAGGAAAATTTGCGTTTGGCGGTGGTCAGAGATTTATTTTGCAGTTGCACCACGCCGTTGCCGAACTTTACTTCGCGGATGTCCAAGTCCACCTCAGTGTCCATATCTCGATCCGGATTCCAAGTAAACGTGTCCATACATCTCCAATGAAAACGCCCACCAAAGGCGGGCGCACGAAAAGTAATTTATCAATTCACATTATACCGAGTGCCAAACGTCTTGTACACAATTATCCGATAAAATGTGTAATGAGTGTAATAGTAGGTCGTCTAAAAAGCGATACACCTCGCTAGCACGACGCTTTATCGTGCGGAGTGACACCCCCGCGAGCAGAGCGAGCTCCGCAAAGTGGGGACGTTGGCGGTGGTTCAACCAACATAAAACCATGCCCTCCGCCACCGGTTCATTAAAGTTGAATGTTTGACGTAGCAGCGTGGCAGTTGCAACTAACGCCTCCGGATTTAGACCGTACTTGGCGCGGATTAGGTTACGTTGGTCTGGTGGTAGTTCCCCGATACGGAGGTGCAACTTCGCTGCCGCATGGTGCGCCGCATACGGGTCGGTACCCCCGGTGGTTGGTAGCCCACTCCAAGAAGAGTGAACCACGACCGCCATTGAGGATTGTTCGAACGCCCAGTACAGGTTCTGCTCTAATTCGGCGAAAGTCATGCTACACCTCCGTTACGAATGGCGTTGTTAATCATCTCGCCCGGGCGCAACATCTTGGTCACTTGTTCTACCACGGTGTTGCGGATGGCCTCGCCCAACTGTTTGGCTTCGTTGGCGTTTACGCTGGATTCTTTCGAACCATCACTGTTTACCGTCACGCTAACCGATACCGGGGCGTTTACAACAGTGCCGCCACCCATACCTTGAACTTGTACCCCGAGATTGCCGTTGGCGGTTCTAGTCAGCGGCATCACCGCCTCAGAGCCTTGCTCGCCCATCAACCCACGACCTCCGTTAAAGCCGAAGTAGGTCGGGGAACTTACTACCCCACCTCGAGCGAAAGCAACCAACCCAGAGGAATTGAAGACTCGACCGTGCGCGGCGGTGGCGAACATCCCACCTACCGAGCCACCGGCTGTGCTGACCCCACTACCACCGAAGATGTAGGAACCTACATAGTTCACCAGCTTCATCACAGCCATTCGCATATAGATTTTGGACAAATCTTGCAGGATGGAGACCGTCATTTCACGGAAGCGGAATTTACCGGTAAGTGCCAGGTTCTCGAAAGCGGATGTCATATGACCGACTACGGAGTCCATTTGGCTGGATGCGAACTTCGCGTAGTTGAAGGAGTTGGCCACAATCTCGTTATAAGAGCGTTGTAGCCCCATCTTCCAGTCACGTTGCAGACGAATCTGATTCTCCATCTGCTCTTTGACAAGCGAGATTTTCTCGTCATAGCGACGAGCCGTTACGCTGTAGAGGTCTTGATCGTTGTTCGGGTCGTCGGTGACGCCACGGGCTTCCAGGATTTTTAGTTCTCGGGCTTTCTCAACCTCCAGTTTCCGAATCTCGAACTGAGTTTGCAGTTCTCGACTGCGTTCCTCAGAATACACACCCAGTTGGATTTCCATCTCTAATCGTTTTTGGTCGTACCCTAACTGTTCGGCGGCCAGAGTCGATTGGTATTTGATAGCTTCTTCAGCGTACTTCCTCTGAGAGTCCAGTGCTTTATTGACGTAGTTCGCTTCCCCTGAAACATCACCGCTTGCTGCGAGACGCGTCTGCGGATTCTGCGCCAACTGTTGCATTTTCTGAGCCGCTGCCACAGAGTTCAGTTGGGTATGAATGTGGTCAGCAGTAGAGGTTGTGCCGTTGCCGTTGCGTTTGCCGGCCCATTCAAACTTCACAGTGAAATCACTATCCTGTAACCCGATAGAACGCAATGCTTGGCGCATTTGCTCGGCCATCGCTTCTTTTTGAACGCGGCTCAGGTCGGCTCTCGGGGTGAAGTCGAATGCCAGCCCCTCGTTGTGTTTGCTGGCTCGACCGATATGGTAGCGATCGCGGAACGCACCAAACCGTACCAACCGGTCGCCGAATGTTTGCTGTGCCAGTTGGGCAGCCGCGTAAGTTCCCGGGAGAGCTTGACCACCCGCCTCCGCGCCGGCCTTAATCCGCAAACCACGATTCGTAGTGGGTAACGCGGCGCGTACGGTAGCCGTCGTCTGTTCCGTTAGCTTGCGCGTCATCTCAGCCTGCAACAAGGAAAGACGTTTGCGGGCTTCTTCTTTATCAGCGGATGACGCCTCAGCGCTCTGTATAATCGATTCGGCCTCGCGGATTTGTACACGCAACCCCTCGATAGAACTACTCAGTACAGTACGGTTAAGTCGCTGCGACAACTCCATTTGTTGCTTCAGAAGTGGGTCGTCAGCACTGATAGACCCTTGCTGGTTACGCTTCTGATCAATCTGAAACTCTACGTTGGCAAGTTGACGTTTGAGGTCTTGTTCGACCAATCTGTCGGCGGAGACACCGGAGTAAGTAGGCGCACGTTTGGTACCACCGGCGCGAGAAGAGGTGGGTGGGGTACCGAGATTGTTGCCGGTAACTTCAACTTGGGGTCGGGCGGTCCCTTGTTGCACTTGTTGATTTTTCTGTCTTTGGATAGCAGAAATACCACTTGCCAATTCCGGCAATAATTTTGCTAATGTCGCTTGAGACTCCCGGATTTTAGCCTGTACAGTCACCAACTCCACGTCCTGCGAATGCATCGTCCCAAAACGATTTACTTGCTTCGCTTGCCCGTTAGCTCCTTGTCTTTTAAGTCGAGCCTCTTCTGCCAGCAGGTTTTGGTGGTTCTGTACTAGGGACTGCTGTAACCCAGTCAGAATGGGCAGACGGGCATCTGGGTCCTGCAAACCCCAAGCGGCGGGAGAGATGCCGTTGGCCTGGAGTTGTCTAAAGAATCCAGGGGCATCCTTAATTGCACCTTGTGAGAGCGCTCCACCGAACGACTCTTGGCCTGCTCGTTTTCGAGCCTGTTCCGGTGTAACTCCAGGCGTCATACGGAGCGTCATCAGCCGCTCGTAGTATTGACGCTGTTGCACGGTGGCCCTGCCTGCAGCAACCGCTTTCTCGGCGTCGGTCATTTGTGTCTCAACGCCCGGGTCTAAACGCTTGTCGGCATCGAAGATGCGATCAAAGAACCCTGCGGTCGCAATAGCTTCTGCACGAATCTCCCGCAGCTTCTGTACCGCATACTGTGTACGGAGGTCCATTAGTTTGACTGCGTTGTCATATACTTCACGCTCTAACGACATACGCAGGTCACGATCTCTTTCGGACAAGGTTTTCTGACTTGCCAGCATCTTGTCGAGATTGGTTAGCTGATCCAGCAGTAAAGTCTGCTTACGATCCCGAATCATCATTTCCTGCTCGATACGTCGTTCACCTGTTTTTGCTAAGGCTTCTTCCGTAGATGCAGATAATTTGTCCAACTCATCTTGTGTCACCTGACGAATTCGCGCGAGGTTCTGAGCGAACGCTTCGGAACTTTGCTGATACGACAGAGCCGTTTTATTTTGGACTCCAGTCAACAACGCCTGATAGTCCGTATCGAATCGTTTGCCCGTCTCGGAGTCGATACCTAACTTCACATCCATACGGTGCCCTGCACCAGTCTGGTTAAACGCTTTGTAGGTTTCGGTATTGACGGCTGCGATGTCCGAACGCACGTTTTTCAAAGCCAGCGCAAACTCGTTGGCCTTGTTGGCCGTCATACTTATGTAGGTGTAGATACCTGCAACTGCGGCCAAGCCGGCCACCGCCCATCCGACAGGACCTGTAGGTAAAAGGGACATGGCTAACGAGGCTACAGACCGAAGCGCCCCCATTTTGCCATTCACCAACTCCACTCCGGCTGCGAGACCGAGCGCAGCCGAACGTGCAGCGAGGGCTCCCTTTGCCCACTCCAGTAACGTCAACCCACCTTTAAGGGTATAAAATGTTCCTGTAGAAGCGCCAACCGCAGTAATGGCGGGAGTCAGGGGAGTCAAAGCGGACACCACAGAGATACCGGCCTTCGCAATGTTAATTAAACCACTGGCGATATTTGTCAATGTGTTCACCACATCAGGGCGGTTCGCCAGGTTCGTCAGGCTTTTCAACACCCCTTTATACGGGTCTTCCGTCTGCCCACCTACAATGGCGAACGTGGACTCCCAGGCCGCTTTCATTTTGCGGAAGGAACCTTCGGCGGTATCCCCTAAGCGGGCAGCCTGCACGTTGGTGTAACCCATGTTCTCTGCGCCGCGTAGAATCTCTTGATGCAGCTTACGGAACTCTTCCGTCGTGGTATTCAGCAATACGTCGGCGGCTCGCATCCCACGTTCATCCAAAAAGGAACGCATCCAGAGTTGCTTGGACTTATCATCCATTCCTCGGAATTTTTCCTGCAATTCGGCGATGATTTGGGTAAACGGTTTCACCATACCGGACGCGTCATAAGCAGAGAGACCCAGCGCTTCCAAGGCTTTCCTGGACTTTTCAGTACGGCCAGCCAGGTCAGTCAGTAGGTTACGAACTGCAGTACCGGCACTGGAGCCAGTGATATTCACACGGGCGAGTAGGGCCAATGCAGTAGATGTGTCGGCTACCGACAACCCAAATTTATTCGCTGCCGCACTAGCTTGGGTCATCGACATCATCATCTGTTCGATAGAAGTCTGGGAAACGTTGGCCGCCATTGCCGTTTGGTCCATACCCGCCTTCAAAGCCGTTGGGTCTTGAAGACTAAATGCAGAGCGCAGGCCAGTAGCAAACAACGCAGCCTGTTCGTCGGTGGTACCAGCCACCAATGCCATATTCAACACAGACGGGAGGAGTGCCATCGACTCCTGTGTTTTCAGACCAGCCTGAGCCAGAACACGCAGGGCCTCAGCCATCTGCAATGGACCTTGGGTGTACTGGCCACCGCCCATGTCTAACAAGGTACGGGTCAGTTCCTTCACACGAGCGTCACCTTCCTCAGCCGCTGCGCCCACTAACGCCATCTGCCAGCCCAATTCGCGGTTAGCACTGATGGATTTCAGGGCAGCTATAGAGGGTCCCAGACCGGCAATCATGCCGAGGGTGTTGCCCCAGGACAACCAAATCATGCCGGCGGATGCAGACATACCTCGCCACACCCCATGCAGGTTGTTGCTCAGGGAGAGCGTGCTCTGGAGGTGCTGATTGACGTTGCGGGTGTGGTTGGCGACTTTGGCGTGTTCGGCGGCAGAACGTTGGGTCGCCGTTGCGACCTTCTGCGTCGTATCTGCGACCCTAGTCAGCCCACTCGTGGCGCGACCCATATCGGATGTCCAGCGCACACCGGCAGATTGCATTTTCGTCAGGTTTGTATTTGCCTCACTCAGGCGAACATTCAT